GTCTGCTGCGGCTGCTGCTGTTCTTCAGCGGCGGCAGGTTTCGCGGCTTCGAAGTCGACCGAGGCCGCGGCCAGGATCTTCGTCGCATCCTCGGCCGACATCTGAGTGTCGTATGCAAGGTGATTGGCGAGACTGCCGAATACGCCAGCAGCGCTAGCCGTCAGAATCGTCTTCATGCGGGCTTGGGCCTTGGTCGTGGCTTCAGCTGCGGCCTTCGCTGCCAACTCTTCAGCAGACGGGCCTGTGTTTTCTCCGCTCATCGATAGTCCTCCGAAACGCGGGGTTAAAATGCGGCCCTTGCCGCTGGTTTTCAGGCTGTCCAGCACCGCTTCGAAGCTGCCGACTTCATCGGCCATCCCCGCTGCAACTGCCTTCTGCCCGACTGAGACGCCGCCGGCGCCAAAGTTTTTGATGACGTCCTCGACACTGACATCGCGGTTGCGCGCGACGGCGGTGACGAAAACATCTGCCAGGTCGTTAACCATGGTCTGGATGCGATCGCGGCCCTCATCCGTGGTCGGATCTGGCCGTTTCCCCGGCGATTGCGCCGAGACGAACTGAATTGTCTTGACGCCCCGGCGCTCATCTGAGGCCGAGGTGTCGCGGATGCCGAGAACGACGCCGATACTGCCGAGGAGGGCGGCATCGCTGACGACAATTCGGCTTGCCGAGGAAGCCAGCCAATATCCGCCGGATGCCGCCATGCCCGACACATAAGCCGTGATCGGCTTGATCTTGCGGGCGGCATAGATGGCGTTGCCGAGCTCATCGACACCGTTGGCTTCCCCGCCCGGGCTATCGATCCACATCGCGATCGACTTCACCGAATGATCGTCCAGGAGAACCTGGAGATCCCGACGAAGCGTCTCGTATGAGGTGGCACCGGACAGTTCGGTGAAGAAGCTGGCGCGCTTGAACAGCGGACCGTCGACATAGAGGATGCCGACATCATCCCGGATCTTGGCGCGATCGGCGCGATCGGCAGTCTTGGACCGATAAGCCTCCAGCACCTCGAGGTCGACTTTGGTGCCGTCCATCATCTTGTCGACAACTTCACGGAACGATTCCGCTTTATCCTGCGGCATCGCCCAATGGTTGTTCATCAGGTAATTGAGGAAATTCATGACCGTCACCTCACCCTGAATGGATCATTCGGATCCGTGTAGCAGGCCGGCCGAGGAGCAGCTGTTGCCGCGAACCGCCGGCCCGGGAGACCGTTTTGAGCGGCACAATCCGACTCGAGTTGCCGTATCGCTGCCAGAAGCCCGTCGGTATCGGCGCGCTGGAATTCCGTGGTGCGATCGCGGAACGTGATCCGCTTCACCCCACCCTCGGCGAGCAGTTGGAAATACAGCGGACGTAGCTGTGCCAGGGCGGCGCACGGGTCGTAAGGCTCCGCCGCGAAGATCGTCCAATCAATCGCCAAGGTTCAAATCCTTCTCGAGCACGGCATCGGCGGCATCTGGGGCCTCCGGTGCCGGGGCAGGTTCTGCGCTGGAGCTTGGGGCCGGGGCGGGTGCCGCCGGCGGCTGCTGCAGCGCCTCAATCTCGGCGTCCTGGCCTTCCTTGGTGCCCATGAGATCCTTGGGAACCCATGGCAGCGGCAGGCCGAGCTCCTGATGAAGCCGGTTTTCCTCGGCGCGCTGGCGGGCGTCATCTTCCCAATCGCGGCCGTAGCTTTCCGAGATGTCCTTCAGTGTGGTCGCCTGCATGTCGACCAAGACCTGATGGCTGCGCGCCGCCTTGAAATCGTCTGCCTGGGGCTGCGGTGGCCCCGACCATGTACCGCGGCCGATCGCGCCCTTATTGGCGAGATAGAACATGTAGCCCTGCTTCTTCGGAAGCTTGAGCCGGCCGGTATAGATCGCCTCCTCGAGATACAGATCTTTGACCTGATCGCAGAACGGCACGATGATGTTGCCGCGCTTCCGCAGGACGCCGAGCCATTCCGTGGCGCCGCCCATGCGGATTGAGGAATAGGTCGCACCGCGATAATCGCCGGTGGCCGACTCGTATGTGGTTCCGGATCCGGCCGAGATCTCCCTCATCAGCCAGCCCATGAAGCCGTCGTAATTGGATGCGCTCTGCTTCGATTCGGTGAAGTTGAGCTTTTCGTTCGGGAACAGATGCGCGATGCGGCCGTGCTGCGACAGATTGATCTGCGCGCTGTCGTACCAATCGGCTTGGGCCAACGCCAATTGCGTCAGATCAAGCGTGTCCTGCTTCGTCATCATCCCTTCGAAGCCGGTCAGGCCTGTCAGGTTGGTCTCGATCGTCGCGGCGAAGATGGTCTGGATCAGCGCCGCGGTCAGCGTCGCATCACCGAACTGCTCGACCTGGCGAACCACCTTCAGGATCGGGGCGAGCGGGGAAATGCCGCGGGTGGTCGAAATCGCGCTGTCGAAGATGTGGATGACGTTCGGGCGGCCGTCGGCGTCGCGCGCGGTAACGTCGACAAAGTCGTCAAACAGCAGCGCCTTATCCCATTTCCGCATGCGATAGGCCTGCGGCAGTCCCCATTCGTCAACATGAACACCCTGCACCATGCGCAGCTGCTCATCATTGGCGAGCGAAAGGCGCGATGCCGGCAGCATCTTGATCTTCGTCTTCGTCAGCGAGATGGCGCGATCGATGATCGGGGTCAGGGCCAGGATTTCACCGGACACCTTCCAGGAACCGAAGGCAGCCTGCTGCATCTTGCCAAACGTCATCTTGCCGGCTGCATCGCATTCCAGGGGGTTATTCCCCCATTCGCGGAAGCCGGTTTCGAAGTCGCGCGCGAACTGCGCCGATTCTTCAACACTCCAGCCGAGCTTTTCATGGTCCGGCCGGGATGCGAAGCGGAGACCAGGGCCGACGACAGATCCGGTTTCCACCTCGACGATGCGGGTGAGAAAGCCGGAATTCTGGACGCCCTCGGTCGCCCGGGCCGTTGCATCCTGCCACGACAACTGGATGTCGTGCTGCGTCTCACGAAGCGCCGGCCGCCAGCCCATGAGCATCTGGCTTCGGTTGCCCTGGAAGAAACCAGCGCTTGGTTTGGTCTCCGCCGGCAGGCCATACTTGACGCTGCCCGCGGGAACGCGATGCCGTGGCTTTTCCATCTTTACCTCTTGTGAAGTCGGGCGACCGCGTCGGCGAGACTGTTTTTCTTGGCTGCCCCGGTCAGTTCGCGGTATCGAGCCGCATAATCGATCTTGAGCAGATATTTGGCAGCGATCGCATAAACGACGGCGTCCAGCGCCTCGGCGCGCCTCTTTCCGATGCGCTCGAAAACGATGATCGGTTTGCCGTCTTTGTAGTTCGTGACGCGGCGCTCCGCATTGAGCTGCAGGTAAAATTCCTCCTGGAGCGTATTGGAGAACCGAAATGCAGCCGGTTCCGTGATTTCCGACCCCAGCGAGGTCAGGATATCGGTCTTGATGCCGTCGACACCGACGATGTAGAGCGTCGCCGTCCTGTTACGGCGCTTCTTGCCGGCAGAGGCTTTCAGCGCCGGACGGGGGCCGTCGTCACCCTTGATCGCAACGATCTTCTCCCCCTGCGTTCCTTCGCAGAAGTCGTAGACGTGTTGCGTCATCGTACCTTCACCGGAGTCGATGCAGGCCGCCGATACCGAGATGGTGCCGCCGAGCGGATGACGCCAATGCGTCGTCAGATCCGCATAAAGCTGCTCCCATGTCGACTTCAGCTTCGGCGAACCCCAGACCACATGATGGCCGAGGATGAAGCGGTTCCGCTCCGAATGGCCGAGGAAGGCGACTTCGATACGGTCGGCTTGGACGTCAGCGCCGGCGGTGATGTAGGCGACATCCGACGGGATATCTTCCCGCCAGATCGAATGCTCCATATCCCATTGGATGCCGAAGTTTTCGGCGCGGGACATCAGAACATTTTCTGTGACGTAGCCGATCGCAGACGACCAGACCTGGCCGAGTACGGTATTGGTGAAAACCTGCTCATCGGCAGGACCGTTCTTCTTCGCCTTCTCCCATTCCTCAACCAGATTTCTCCAGCTGACGTTGGAAAATAGCGAGATCAGCGCATTGAGCCGGAAGCCGGCATGCCCCTTGATTTCCGGCCGAGTAATCCGCCATTCCCCATTTTCGACCATCTGGGGCTTGTATTTTTCTTCGACTTCGCAGCCGCAGCGCTGGCAGATCGCCACCGCACTATCCGGATCCCCGGGCGTGAAGTGGATATGCTCCCAAAGCAATTCCCAGCGATCGAGGCAATGCGGGCACTCGATCTCGAAAATCCGCTGGTCGGATTCGTTATACCGCTTGATGATGATCGAGGCGGCATCATCAATCGGGGTCGACCCCATCACGATCTTTCGATCCGGGAAGGAGTCGGTACGTTTTTCCGCGATCTTCAGCGGATCACCTTCCTTGGTGATCTTCATGCCGTCGACTTCGTCGCAGAACAGATAGCGCGCGGTATGGCGCCGAAGGTTACGAGGTGCAGCGGCCGCGATCGCCTTCAGGGATCCGCCGCCGAGGAAGCTGCGTTGCGTCAAGGTATTGCGGCCGTCAAACCGCCCCTGCCGCATCAGCCCACGAAGCTTCGGCGATTCCTTGAAGGCCGGATCCACCTCATCCACCATGATGCCGCGGGCGTCGTCATCCGTCGGCATCAACAGGATGATCGGACCGGGATCATTATCCGCGATCGCCCCAATCGAGGCGATCAGCGATTTCGTGTAGCCGGTACGGGTCGACTTGATGACCGAGACTCGAGGTATCGTCGGATCCCCGATCGCATCCAGGATGCCACGCTGGAATTTCCAGGGGCGGAAGCGACCAGTTGCGGCGGAAGCAACGCCGGACAGGCGAAAGTTTTGGCCGTTGCTGGCCCACTCCGAATAGGAGACCTTCTGCGGCGGCCGAAGTGCGGCGCCGACGTCCGTCATCAGCCGCTGGACCGATCGTGACCTATGCCTTGATAGCATCGGCGTCACCTGAAGGGATCCCGGCCGAAACTTCCTCGGCGAGATCCGTCAATTCGTCGCGGCAGATATCCTTGATCGTCTCCGCATCATAGGCGGTGAGATGCGGGATCTTGGAACGCGCCTTACTGGCGATCG